GACCACCGAGATCTACACTCTTTCCCTACACGACGCTCTTCCGATCTGGTATATAGCCCAAATGCTTTACACAATAATATATTCCCCCAATAATTAACAACAAAACTAATCTGCGCAAAACGTTGTTTTACTCAATTATATATCATATCCAACAGTTTACACAATCAAGTACTTTACTACAGTAAAGCGCTAAAGTGTTTCACTAATCAAATACTTTATCACACTAAAACGCTAAAGTATTTCACTAATTCAAGACTTTACTACACTAAAGCGCTAAAGTACTTACCTAATCAAATACTTTATCACAGTAAAGTACTAAAGCAAATCACGAATTGTGCATTAAATCATTGTGATTATATCCGCAACATCCAAGCACATCATGTATACATAATACATCAGTAAAACCTATTGCTAATTTTAAAACCTGTGCTATAATATAATTACAAAAGGAAAGGAGATCAAAACATGACAAAGGAAACAGCAAAAGCAATAAAGCAACTTATACCAAATCAGGACAAAGCATTAATGATGGCATCAAGTATCAACAATGCAATTAGTCTCTTAAAGCTTTACAAATTATCTAATCAAGAAATTAAAACAATCATAACCGCAATGGTAATTGGATAGGAGGAAATAACATGTTAGTAGTTAACAAGAGAACTGGTCAGGTTGAAGAATTTAGCACTTTTGAACACTATATGGATGATGAACTTCGCGAACGTGTCGCGTGGGAACTCGCACCTTGCAGTGATGAGGATTTCATGGACCGCTATGTATATCTTCACTATGAAACTTTTGCAGAAGAATTTGTAATCAATTAAGGAGGAAAACAAATGTATATAGATTTTAAAGAAGCTTCAGATATTCAACTGTACCATTTACATTATTTAGAAAAAAGACATGATTTAGCCCCAAAACATTGGTATGAAATGTACGGATTTCTGATCATACCGATTGAATGTAAATATTATATTAAAACACAATTTAATAGAATTTTTGGGGATTTTCCGACAAAAGAAGAAGCAGAAGAATATATTCTACTTTATTTAAAAAATAACTATCTTTTCTTTGAAATTCCTGAAAATGAAAAAGAAAACTTTGAATGTATTGCAAAATCATGGGAAGATCGAATTTATGAAGATAAAGATGATTGGAGATTACATTTAACCATACATGGGAATTACATTGAAAATCCTGAGGGTTACATATATCATCGCCGATATTACAAAGTCAGTACAGCGATTGCAGATATTGCATATAGAAAGAGACATCGGAAGCCACCTCAAACAGAATATGAGAAAAAGGGAATTAATCCAGAAACAGGAAGATATATTTCCAGATATTTTGCAAAGAAAGCAAATAGTGAAGGAAAAAAGATTGTAAAAGTTGAAAATGAATATGTATTAATGGATGCATTAGAATATTATGAATATAAGAAAAAATAACCGTCAATATTTTTGGATAGGAATTGTAATGTTAGTATTTGAGTTTATTATAATTTTCTTTTAAAGTATTACAGGAAAGGATAAAAATAAAATGAAAAAACAATATTTTTGGATAGCCATTGCAATCATAGTATTTGGTGTATTATATTTTGGATATAACTTATTTATCTATTTACACGCAATGAACATGTACAGTGAGGTGTTGCAGAATCTATGAGGAAAATTGAAGCATTATTTGAAATACGTGATAGAATATACAGAGATCAATCGTATAGTTTGTGGTATAATTTAGTTACTGATGATGTATGTTTAGATTTAAAGGATACAGAATGTGATCAAGTGAAATTAGGTTGGATAGATATTACCGATAAATTAGAGCGAATCGATATTTTAGATTTAAATCGTGTCATTAAAGAATTGAGAGATTCTTTATTGAATATATAATCTTTTCTTTTTAACAATAGGAGGAAACAAAATGAACGAATTAAGCGTACAGAAAACAGTGCAGACCTTACCTGAAGAATTGAAAATGAATGTTTTCAATGCTTTGAACAATCCGGATTACAAAATTTCAGACTGCTACGGACAGCAGATTGAAGTGCAGGCATGGTTAGTTTACCCAGTAGAGATGAAATCACAGCAGACAGGGGAAATCGAAGTATTACCAAGAACAATTATCATTGACACAGCAGGTAAATCTTATTCTGCCTTATCCAGAGGATTTGCTGGAGCTGTAAGAAATTATCAGTTGATCTTTGGGGAGGAAGTTATTTTAAACAAACCGATCACTATTGAAATCCGCCAGGAAGGAACTGGAATGAAAAAGTATGCCACATTTAATTTAGTATAGGAGTTAAAATATGGCAAAGAAGCCAAAACTAACACAGGCTTACCGTAAGCGGCGACAATTCGCCGCTTCTGCGGTAAGAAGTTATAACGCCGCGGTTACAAGGATTGAAAAACAGTTCGGCAAGAGCTATGCACCACCACGTCGTTCGGTGGATGAGCTAATGAAGAACTATCCAAACATGAAAGCATTACGATCGGAAGTAAAGCAAATGAAGAAAATCCCGTCCCCGAAGAATCTTGAGATTGTAAGAATAAAAGATGTTTTAACTTCTACTTATGCTATATCAGAGACGGCGCGATTAAATCAGAGAAGAAACGAAAAGAGAAGAAAAAGAGCAGAAAAATATAGTAGGTTTGTAGAAGGAAGGGCTGGATGGACGGCGTCACAAGAAAAAGCTTTGCAAGAACCTGTACCTTTTGATGAAGGTCGTTTTAATGACGTAAATCAATGGGCAAGGTTTAAACGAAATTTAATGATTGATTTATCAAAAGAAAGAAATATTGATGCTTATTATCAAAACTATTTAAATGGAATAGAAGATGAATTAGGTCCAGAAATTCGGCAAGTAGTAGAGGAAGCGCTGGGAGATATTAGTCCGGAAGAATTTTATCAATTAGCTTTAACCGAAGATTATAGAGACGTGTTTACAATCGAATTTATAATTTACATGCCGATTTCCGCAGAGCAGAAAATCCAAGAATTATTATGGGGAATTGAGCAAGTAAAATCCTATGTCTAAGACGGAGATTTTTGCGGCGGATTTCGAAACAACAACGGATCCAGAAAAAACGGAAGTGTGGGCATGGGGTATTAGTAATTTAGATTGTATCTCTCCCTTTGAATGTGGGACAAATATTCAATCTTTTATTGAATTTTGTTATAAATTAAAGAAACGAAGCAAAATCTATTTTCACAATCTCAAATTTGATGGCAGTTTTATTGTAAATTATTTATTGCAAAACGGTTGGAAGCACAAGCAAGAGAAGTTAGAAGAAGCATGTGAGTTTTGCACATTAATTACCGATCGTAATCAATGGTATCGAATCGAATGCAATTTTTACTATACGACGCAGAAAAGAGTAACGAAGATTTTTAAAGTTACTTTTGTTGATTCATTGAAGTTGATACCGATGCCTATTAGTAAAATGCCAAAGACATTTAATTTAGGAATTGAGAAATTAGAAATTGATTACGATGAAGAAAGAGAGATCGGAGGATCGTTATCTGAACAGGATTTTGAGTACTTAAAAAATGATGTCATTATTTTAAGAGATTCGTTAAATCAAATGTTTGAGAATAACATCAATCGATTAACATTATCTTCAGCGGCAATGAATGATTTGAAAGAAACCATAGGAAAACGAAAATTTGAAAGAATTTTCCCGATATTACAAAATGACGAACCGTATCTAACGAATTTAAAATTAACAAAGCAAGAAAATTTAGCTTTATCTATTGATAAAGAATTGCGTCATGCCTATCGAGGTGGATGGACTTATTTAAAAAAAGGATATGAGGGAAAAGAATTTGAGAATGTAGTTGTTTATGACGTAAATTCTCTTTACCCTTATGTCATGTCAGAAAATATATTTCCATTCGGGGCGCCGATCATCACCCATGATCTGGAAGAGATCGCCGGATATAGTCTTTTTATTATTGCGTTTGAATGTGAATTTTGGTTGAAAGAGGGTAAATTACCTACGATACAGATTAAAAATTCACAATTATTTAATGGAAGAGAGTATCTGGAAAATAGTAAAAGTGAAATTGTGAATTTAACCTTAACTTCGGTTGACTATGAAATGTTTTTAGAACATTATGAAGTTGCGTATTTTAAAGTGCATAAGGTTTACTATTTTCGCGGCACAGAGAATCTCTTCACTGAGTTCATCCAAAAATGGGCGGCAGTAAAAGAAAAGGCAGGAAGAGAAGGGAATAATGGGTTACGTTTTATTTCAAAACAGATGCAAAATTCGACATATGGTAAATTTGCAACGAATCCGTTAAAATCACAAAAAATTCCTTACTTAGAAAATAATATTTTACGATTCCAAACAATGGCACCAGAATTTCGTCCAGAATATTATTTACCTGTTGGATTATTTGTCACCGCGTATGCAAGAAAACATATCATATCCTATGCGCAGAGAAATTACGACAGCTTTATTTACTGCGACACAGATTCTTTGCACTTAAAAGAAAAATCAGATAATATTCCATTAGACAATGAAAAATTAGGATATTTTAAAATTGAAAAAGAATTTGATAGAGCAAGATATATCAGAGCGAAACGATACATTGGAGAAAAAGACGGTGAGTTATTAATCACCTGTGCGGGTCTGCCAGCAAAATGTTATGAACAAGTCACGTATGATAACTTTAAAACAGGGCAGATTTATACAGGAAAATTAATGCTTACGCAAACGGAAGGCGGGGCTGTATTAATTGAAACTACATTTAATTTAAAATAGACTATACACACATTTTTTGATATAATAAATATGTACAGGTTAGCGGAAAGAATGATGAAGGGAATCCACGGATTAAGCCCCGCCCGGAGATCTATAGCTATGGGAATAGTGTTCTTCTGCGCCTGTACATTCTTAAAAAAAAAAGGGGCGAAAGAAATGTATTATAGTTATGATAATTGTTTAGAAAAGAAAGCATTATTTAATTTTATCACAGGCGAACGAGGAAATGGTAAGACATACGGATATAAAACGCAGATCGCTTGTAAAAATTATTTTGAAAAAGGTGAAAATTTTGTCTATTTACGAAGATTTGAAAACGAATTAGTAAAGGCGGCAAAGTCTTTTTTTAAAGATATTACGCATTTATATCCGGAGTATCAATTTAAAATAACCACAGGGAGAAGCGGAACTTTCTTTTATGAGCGCGATCGTGGAATAGAAAAAGGTGGATGGAATCTCATGGGGTATGGAGTGGACTTAAATACTGGTGGAAAAGATAAATCCATATCTTACGCCGGAGTTACTTCCATATGTTTTGATGAATTTCAGAGCAAGAGATACTTAAAAAATGAGATTCGCTTATTTTTGGACCTTTATGAAACGATCTCACGAATGAATGATGTTCCGGTATATTTTCTATCCAATAGTATTAATGTTTCCAATGTTTATTATGATTATTTTAACTTATCCCAGCCTTACGGGAAAAAGCGTTGGAAACTAACGGATAATGGATTAATTTACTTGGAACATACCTTATCGCAAGATTATCGAGATGCGAAAAAGTCAACTCGTTTCGGGCAATTGATTGAGGGTTCTAAGTTTGGACAATATGCAATAGATAACGAATATGTTGAAGATACTAAGGACTTTATTAAAAAGAAAACCGGAGATGTCAAGAGCGTATGCAATCTTGTGTATCTGGATAATGAGTATGGGCTTTGGTTTGATCGCAGAAATGGGTACCTGTATATGGATTCTACTTTCGACAAGTCACGTGTAACCTATGCATTAACCAGAGAAGACCATACCGAAAATACCTATTTTGCAAATCGAGGAAGAAAAATTGCGTGGCTGAATCTGATGATTCAGGGATACGAGCAGGGATTTCTATATTTTGAAAACCAGCGCGTCAAGCGGATTGGTTTGGAGATTTTAAATATGATCCGTTAAAGGAGGGTCGAATGGAACAGATTATGTCTTATATTTCCACGGTAGGATTTCCGATCGTGATGTGTCTGCTTTTTTATTATCAAATGACAAAGTCAGATGAACACATGAATGAAATGTTAACACAGATTAAGGTTATGGTGGAAGAAATTAAAAAGGCGGTAAACAATGGCGGTACAGACGTATAGCATGAGAACTGACGCAAACACCAATGTATCGGAACATTTTAAGGTTCGCGAGTTTGCGTGTAATGATGGATCGGATACCGTGCTGATCGACGATGCTCTTGTCGAACGATTGGAGAGGATTCGCGGCGTTTTCGGCTCGGGAATTACAATAACGTCCGGGTACCGTACTCCATCGTATAATGCCGCGGTAGGTGGAGCGGCATCCAGTCAGCATACGAAAGGAACGGCCGCTGATATTCAGCTTCGAGGTGTACCGCCCTTAGCCGTAGCAAACTACGTGGAAGAAACCTTTTCGACCGGTGGAATCGGAGTTTACGGTACTTTTACCCATGTGGACACGCGAAGGTCCCGTGTTATTTGGAAAAATAACGGATCGAACACCGTGAGCAGTACCGGGGCCTCCAAAGGTTATTGGCGTGAATTTCAGAACGGCGCCGATCCCGGCGGCGGGGGAGAAGGCGGGGGCGGAGAGTCCGGAGCGATTGATGTTACGATCCGCAGATTTACGGTAGTCTTTAAGCGTCCCAACGGGAAAACGTATACCGCAACCTACTTTCCTTCCTATTGCAATGGATGGTGGTATTTTAACGATAGTGAGTTTTATCGTTGTGATGAAATCCTTGGAAATTATCAGCAGTATTTTAAAGCTGGCTATTGGGCGCATATTACGCACATCCAAAATATAACGGCGTTGAATGTACATTTAACAGGAGGTTCGGATGGTTAGCACTTTTACGAATTTGGACTATCAAGTGGGTAAGTATTTTAAAGTAAGAGAATTTCAGTCAAAAGATGGATATCCTACCGTTTTAATCGATGATAATTTAGTCGGTCTGTTGGATCAAATCCGAGAATATTTTGGAAAACCTGTGGTCATTACTTCGGGATATCGCACGAAGTCGCATAATGCGGCAGTTGGAGGTGTATCAAATTCTCAGCATACGCTTGGAAAAGCCGCAGATATACAGGTAACCGGTGTTCCCCCAGCCGCAGTGCAGTCCTATGTCTATGATCATAGTAAATATACGGTTGGAACTTATACGACGTTTACTCATGCAGATACCCGAACAACAGTGAAGTTATTCCGTGGGAATACGGAATTTGTTCGAACAAATTATGAAAAATATAAAGCCGAAGAAATTAAGGAGGAAACAGAAATGGCAGAAAAAAGATATCAGAAATTAGAAGAAATTCCTGATTACGCAAAAGAAATTATTGAAGATTTGATTAAATCTGATATAATTAAAGGTACAGGTGAGGGATTAAATTTGACAGAAGATATGCTCCGTGTGATTGTTATTTGCTATCGTATGGCTCTTACGAACGCAAATAATATTTATCAGCTTGCGAAAAATTTAGGAGGTGAAACGAAATGACAGTATATGAAGCGTTAGACATTGTAAGTCAGGGCTTCGCGGATTCTGATGAAGGGTTGACCGCAGTTAAAACGATTGCTGATTACAACAAAGAATTAGAAGGCAAAATTGTTGCTTTGGATGAAGCATTAGCTTCCGCTCATGCAGAAAAAGATGATGCTTTAAATTCTTATAATGATTTAAAAAGACGGTATGTAGAAAGGTTTATGAATGGCGACGCTACGGTAAACTCGGACACTACCGTATTAGACGAGGAAGAAACTGGTCATAGTGCAGAAGAACTTACTTATGATGATGTATTTGTGACAGAAGAAAATTAAGAGGTGTGAAATGGCAACAAAACCAAAAAATGTGAAATTAGCAAAAAACGGTGTAGATATTTTAAATGCGATTCGTAATGACGCATCCCTTTCCTTTCAGGAAAGAGTTCCTGTAGCAACGCAGGAAGATATTAAGACTTACGGTTCTGCGGTTCTCAATTTTCCGGGACTGGCAAATGAGTTCCTCGATGCACTGGTAAACCGTATTGGTAAGGTGATTCTTACTTCGAGGCTATACAAGAATCCGTTTGCGATGCTGAAAAAGGGTATGCTTGATTATGGAGAAACCATTGAAGAAGTATACACTTCTCTTGCTAAGGCAAAGATTTATGATCCGCAGACAGCGGAAACGGAGTTCATGAAACGTGAAATTCCAGATGTAAAGTCTATTTTCCATAAGCTGGACTATCAGAACTTCTTTAAAACGACGATACAGAGAAGAGATCTGGAAAGAGCGTTCCTGTCGGAAGACGGCGTTTACAATCTGGTAAGTGATATCATTTCCAGCCTTTACTCTGGAATGGAATATGACGAATTTATTACAATGAAACAGTTAATCGTAGAATATGCAAAGAAAGGCTTATTCTATGAAGTGGAAATTCCGACGGTTACCGCGGACAATATGAAGTCAATCATTTCTACCGTAAAGGGATACAGTAATAAGCTGACCTTTATGAGCACTCAGTACAACGCGATGGGAGTTCCGACCTATACGGACCGCAGTTCACAGATTATCTTCATCGACGCAGAATTTGATGCAATGATGGATGTCGAAGTATTGGCTTCCGCATTTAATATGGATAAAGCAGAGTTCATGGGAAGACGAATTCTGATTGATAACTTCGGTGAGCTTACCGGAGCAAAACTGCTTCTGTGCGACGAAAGCTTTTTCCAGATCTATGACGTACTTCTTCAGTTTGAAGATGTTCGCAATCCGGAAGGACTGTACTGGAACTATTTCCTTCATAAGTGGACGGTATTTTCTGTTTCTCGTTTTGCAAATGCGATTCTGTTTACAGTGCCAGATAATGAGATTACAGGAATTACACTGAATCCATCTAACAGTGTCATTCAGAGATCTCAGTTGCCAAAAGATGTGACCATCAATGCGACGATCAAGACCACGGGTACGGTAGATGATACCCTTGAGTGGGAAATGACCGGAAATGAATCTACCGAAACAACCATGACGGTTGTAAATAATACTCAGGTTCGAGTACATGTTTCTGCAAATGAAAAGATTCCAAACACGTTTAACATTATTGCAAAATCGAAGTATTTTCCAGTTAGCCAGACGGCTACCATTTCGACGAGGGAAAATGCTTAACTCTACTCCTTTCCTTTTACTATATGATAGCCTGCCAAGAAACGGCAGGCTATCACTGAATTGGAGGTAAGAATATGATTCGTCCTTTAATTGGTCCATCGACAACGGTTCGTGTATGTCAGTCGATTCCGTTAGATAATACCTATACGGACACGATTTTGTTTACGTCAAAATCTGCACAGGAAAGCTATTTTGCATCGAAAACGAAAAAGACGTATAGCGGTTTAACCTATCAGCGTCTGGCATCGAATAGTACTACATGGGCAATCTTTCTGGAAGATGTTGCCGATTATTTTTACGATTGTAACTATTTATGTTTCCAGAATGGGGGCTTTGGTAATAAATGGCTTTATGCCTTTATTTCCGATATTTTGTATATCAATGAAAACTGCACTGCAATTACGTTTGAAATTGATGTCATGCAAACATGGCTTTTCGATTTTGAAATTAAAAAATCCTTTATCGAGCGGATGCACGTTGCGGATGATACTATCTCACGAAATTTGGTGGAAGAAGATTTGAACTTCATGCAGAGATATGAATATTACAAGGTGGAAAATTCGGGTTTATTTGAAGGTGGCACTCGCGCTACACCGGGTGAATTTGATAATAATTTAGATTACAGATCATTAATTTTGGTTACCACCTCAGAAGATATTGATGATGAAGATGAAGTAAAAGAGGGTCAATTAATCCAAAACACCTATCAAGGATTAAAATATATTGGCTTCGATTTGGAACAAAATGGAGTTGAAAATTGCAACGCTTGGTTAAAGCGAATGAATGAAGGTGGAAAAGCTGGGGCGATTAGCAGTATTAGCATGGTGCCTTGGAAAGGCGTTTCTGTTCATCCGGCAGATCATGGGAAATATGAGGTAACTGCTATTTCCGGTACCGCGGTTGTCGATGAAAAAGAATACAACATCAATTATTCAACCCTTGATGACGATTACATTCCGAAAAATAATAAGCTGTTCTGCTGGCCATATCACTTCTTCACCATTACGACTCTCGACGGTCAAAGTTATGACTACAAGTATGAGGATATTATAGAAAGCGATCCAGTTCCCGGCACAACTACGATGAAATTTAAATTTAAATTTGCTTTCGGTACAGACCCTACCTATATGATGTATCCATCCTACTATATGAAATGCAAGAACAACTATGACTATGGAATCAAACTTTCTGGTTTTCCAAAATGCAATTGGAACTTTGGTGTATGGGAGAACTACTATGCACAGCAAGATACCAATATTACCTTGAGTATGTTAGCTTCGGCATTAGGTTCGGTATCTTCCGCTTCTGGTTCTGTTGTTAGTGGCGCCGGAAGCAAAAAAGGGCTGGGAGTCGAAACCGGTTTAGCTATTGCTCAGGCGGGTTTAGGTACATTGCAGGCCGGCCTTTCTACTTTCGGCGGATTATCCGTAGTCAAAAGCCAACCAGACCAGAGCAAAGGCGCAAACAATGTCGGCGGTGTGAATTACAACATGGAAACAATGGATTTTTGGATTATTCATAAGCGTCTCCACTGGGGCTATGTTGTAAAAATTGATGATTACTTTACGAAGTTTGGATATCGCGTCAATAGTACCGGGGTACCTAATTTACATACAAGAAAATACTGGAACTACCTGAAGTTAGATCAACCATCGGTGACCGGAAACATGCCTGTAGGAGATATGCGAATGATCAAGCAGATTTTATCCAACGGGATCACGTTCTGGCATACCACAGATGTTGGAAATTATGATCTAAATAATAATGAAGGAGTGTTAGGACATTGAGAAACAGGGGTTTACCATTAGAATGGTCGGACAAAACAATTCTAAGGATGAAAAACGCGATATTTCACGATTATTACAATCGTATTCGAAATATTGCATTATCTCGCTATGAGTGGAGAGATCTTCCAGAAGATATGAATGAAAGATATATCGAATGGTTGCTATTTTACAACGGAAAATGTGTCTTCTTTTACGATGAAATTCTGGAAAAATATCTCTCGCTTCAATGTACGACTACCGGTGAGATGGATTTTTATAATCTGCCGAAAAAAGTCACAGCGTATAGTACAAATGTAAATTATACCTACAAAGAATTGGATATGAAAAACTGTGCTCTGTGTTTCAATAATTTAAGCTGGTTACCCGATGAACCGACCGCTTATCTCTTCGCACAGAAATTGACCAGTATTGAAATGAATATTCTTTCCAATGTGGAATTGCAAAAGTTCGCACTGATTGTCAAAACACCAGAGAAAAAGAAACTTACCTATAAGAACCTAATGCAGAAGTTCTTTGGCTATCAACCGTTTATTATGACTTCGGAAGGAACACCGATTGATAACATTGAAATTTTGAATCAAAATATCCCGTATATTGCGGATAAGTTACAGATTCAAAAGATTAATACGTGGAAAGAAATGTTATCTGCCTTTGGTATCGTTACCCCAGCATCGGAAAAGACCGAGCGTCTCGTATCAAATGAAGTAACCGCTGGGTTAGGTTATTCCGAAATGGCGCAGAATGTAGGTCTTGTTTCTCGTCGGCAAGCAGTAGAACATTTCAATGAACTTTTTGGTACGAACGTATCCGTAGACTTTCGTTCCAACCTTTACGCAGATATTCTGGGAGAAAATACGCAGGGTTATACCTATAATACCCATCAGGATAATCCAGAAGATGATACTTTCTCTACGCAAAGAATTGCACGACAGTCTAAGGGGGTGAGCAGTAGTGAGTAGCACAACAACTATGGTGCGCTGGTATTGCGAATATTTATATAACCAAGTAATTAATGACAATACCAAACCCCCAAATAATTGGGTCACGGATGTAAATACCATCATCCCCGCCGTATGGGAAAAGATCTTCTATGATTTTCCCATCTGGGAAGAATCCTATCGTCCTACCCTCTGTCAAAAGATTTTACGACATTATTACTTCCGGGAAATTGGTGAAGAAACTGTTGAATTTTGGAAACTACGTTTACAGCAAACCCTCGGCGAGATCATGCCGTACTATATTCAACTGTGGGAAACAACACAAGTAAAATATGAAAAACTTTGGACAAGAAACTACATTGAAAAATATCTCGGAAATGAAAATCGTACCGAAGACAAGACATCAAACGAATCAAGCGACTATCATGACACTGCGACAACTTCTGATACAGCAAATACGTTAACTGATTTTACCGACGATGCCAAGACCAATATCAAACAGACGGGAAAAACACATGACGAAGGTACCAGAACTTATTCCGAAACGGTAAAAGATGTGGCATCCAACACCCCGATGAATCAGTTGACGTGGAACGATCTGGAGAATAATCTATATGCTACCTCAACAGATTTTCGTTCCACTTCAGGAAATGAAAGCACAACGAATGACGGCACCTCAGAGAATACAACGGATCAAACCTACAACGACAATTCAAACACGAAAGTTGATTCTACTTATGATCGTCATTTTACCGATGAAAATAGCCGTGATACGGATTACACTCACAATGTCAAAGGAAAAACGAATACGGATTATATCCGTGAAATCACCGGGTGGGACGGTGTAAACCCGAACGATCTTATTTTAAAGTGGAGAGAAACCCTTTTAAATATTGATGTGATGATTATTGAGGAGCTGGAAGATTGCTTCCTCGGTGTATATTATTAGGAGGTAACCATGAGATATTTAAACCCACTTCGCTATATCCACTATCATACACAGTTAGCCATTCCGACCATCTATGATGATTCTCTCTCGTTTTACGAGATCATGAATAAGACGAATCTGCACTTTAATGAAGTGATCAATGACATGAATGAGAATTATGAGATCATTGATAAAGCGTTTCAAGAGGTTCTTGAACAGACCAACAAATGGATGGAAGAAGCGAAAGCGCAAGCAGACCGAGCAGAACAGGAAGCGAATAAATCGCAAGCGTCCGCAGAAGCTTCTCAGCAAGCCGCAGAAGACGCAAGAAATCAGGCAAATCGTGCCGCCTCGGAAGCGGATCGCGCAAAGAATGAGGCGGATAATTCCGCCGCTTCTGCTGTAGAAGCCCAGAAACAGGCAGACAGAGCATCCTCGGAAGCCGATCGCGCCCACACAGAAGCCGAAAACGCAAAATCTCAGGCGGAAGCCGCGGCAAACTCCGCCCAGGAATCCGCATCGTCCGCGGCCGCATCGGCAGACAGCGCATCGGAAAGTGCCGCTTCTGCTACCGCTTCACAGAATAGTGCAAACGCTTCTGCCGCTTCTGCTACAGAGTCGAAAAACAGTGCGGATGCTTCGGCCGCTTCTGCTACGGCTTCCCAGAACAGTGCGGTTGCTTCTGCAAACTCTGCTTCACAGGCGGCTCAGTCCGCCACGGATGCCGCAAACTCCGCAAAAGAAGCCGCTGATACTCTGGATGAAGCAAAGGAAACCTTTGTGAAAAAAGCTGGGGATACCATGACGGGTAAGCTTACCATCTCTTATGGAGGTCTTTCTGTCGATGGATCCGCTGGCGTAACGGGAGATTTTAACACAGGCAGGTTACAGGTTGGCACCCCTGCGAAGAAGGGAAATTCCTATTTATACGGAAATCTTGAACTAAATGGAATTTTAACTATGTCAATTGATGGAAATAGTGCACTTGCATTTTCCAATATTAATGAAGGGTTAAAACTTTATGCACCTTTAAAATTTGATGGATCTCCTCAGAATATTTCCAATGTGGCAAACCCTCAGGAAGCTCTCGATGCTGTAAATAAGCAGACGTTAGATAGTTCTGTGACATCTATTAATGCTTCGCTTAGTCAAGTAAATGAAAAGATTACTTCTCTTACTTCGAGAATGGACACTGCGGAGAGCAATATTACGAAAAATACATCTGATATCGCTTCGCTTACTAATCGTGTGACTACGAATGAGACGAGTATCAATAACATTAATACTGAGATCACTAATATTAAACAGGACATTACCACGGTAGAAGGTGACTATGTTAAGAAAGCTGGCGATACCATGACCGGCAATCTCACTATGGGACTGAATCAAATCGTGATGGATACCGGTCATATTGCGGCTGGAAATAATACGCTTCTCTTCGAAGGTTATCCGGAAATTGATGTTGACGGTGCAAAGATTTCTATGGTTGCTGATCCCGTGGATGTGATGGATGCCGCAAACAAGGAATACGTTGATAATGCTGTTGCTGGGGTAAAACCTACTGGAGATTATCTGCCACTGACTGGTGGTACGATGGCAGGCGATATCAATATGGGAGTAAATAATTCCGTTCGTTTCGGTTCGGCGAATTATGCTCTCTATCAGAATGAAGGTACTGGACATTTGGTTCTTACGGGTAACTCCAATACTGACATTGTAGAAATGAACAATATTGGCACGGTTCAGTTTGGAAATGAAACAACAATCCAAAATGTGAAAACTCCTACGAATAACGGAGATGCCGCGCCGAAATCATATGTTGATGGTCAGATCGCAGTTGCTAAAAATGATGTACAAGAACAGATGCAAGGCTATTTGCCGTTAACTGGCGGAAAGCTCTCAGGAAATCTCTTAATGGGTACAGGTGCGCAGATTGATTTCGAAGAAGGTGCACATTTAGCATATGCTACAGAATTCGGTTTTGGTGTACAGACAAATGGAGGTTCTGTTGGAATCGTTTCAAATAACATTGTTCATACGGACACCCCGATCGCTCTTAATAGTAAATTAATTACTTATTCCATTAGCGATGTTTCGGTCGTACCGGGCACTACTGTTAAACAGTATAATTGTGATGGAACAGGCTTTCAGCAGATGAGATTTTCTGGATTCCAGAACGTAAAATTTGCTTCTTCTCTGTTGGTAGATGAAGATCCAAGCGAAGCAATGCAGGTTGCGACGAAACAATACGTCGACCAGCACGCTGGGGGCGGGGGTAGTAAAGTTGACTTAGATGGGAATTTTATTATGATATTGACACCATTAACGAGTAGATATTCAAAATTTGAAATATTTGTATCATCAACTGGTAATTTAACATTTAAAATTGACGGTTCGAAAATACAAACACAACAACTTCCAGTCCCTTATACTTATTTTTTAAATAATAACAATTTAGAACTTATCCAAAATGATTCAGTTAGATACTTTATTCAAACTTTTAAAGATAATACAACTAATTCAAATATAGCTTTGTCAACTTACTTTAAAAATACATTACCTGACACCGTTTATTTTGAGTTTACTAATTTAAGTACTACGCATACCGAGGGAATTTATTACATCTACGGGGGCGGAAAAATAATGGAATGTTTAGTTACAACAAAGCAAATTATATCATAATAAAAGGGGATTAACTCCCCTTTTTATTTTTAAGATTACATTGTTAACCTACCTTTCCAAAGCTAAATAAAAATCTCCCAAGTCATAGTAACCTATTTCGTAAAAAGCATCCTTCTGATTTTCTAACCAAAAATTTATAATTTCAGAAAGATGTTCTTCTACTGCGTCCGGAGCAAAAGAAATCAAATCAGGTATCTTGTCGAACATATTATCATAGGACACAGATTTCAGAATATAATTATCTATATCTTCCTTCATGATTTCAACTTTCTGATATGCTTCCGGAAACGTTATGTTTTCATGCGCAACAATATAAATTTTCATTTTTCTCTCCTTACACTTCTACGAAGAAATTTAATCCTTTTTTACTTTTATATATTTATCAATTGTATTAACTCCGTCTGTATAGTAAGAAAAGACGTAGTTCCCTCCTTCACGTATAGTTAATTTCGAGACATAACCTTCAGTGATTAATTTGTTAATAAAAGGAGCAATATCAACTTCTTTTAATTCTACGTAAGAAATTTGAATATCGAATTGTTCTTCCATAATTGATTACCCTCCGAAAAGGGTGAATAATTCACCCTTAATTAACCTGAAATTCTTCAGCAAAAATTTGATAGTGAAGATATACATAGCGGTCCATGAAATCCTCATCACTGCAAGGTGCGAGTTCCCACGCGACACGTTCGCGAAGTTCATCATCCATATAGTGTTCAAAAGTGCTAAATTCTTCAACCTGACCAGTTCTCTTGTTAACTACTAACATGTTATTTCCTCCTATCCAATTACCATTGCGGTTATGATTGTTTTAATTTCTTGATTAGATAATTTGTAAAGCTTTAAGAGACTAATTGCATTGTTGATACTTGATGCCATCATTAATGCTTTGTCCTGATTTGGTATAAGTTGCTTTATTGCTTTTGCTGTTTCCTTTGTCATGTTTTGATCTCCTTTCCTTTTGTAATTATATTATAGCACAGGTTTTAAAATTAGCAATAGGTTTTACTGATGTATTATGTATACATGATGTGCTTGGATGTTGCGGATATAATCACAATGATTTAATGCACAATTCGTGATTTGCTTTAGTACTTTACTGTGATAAAGTATTTGATTAGGTAAGTACTTTAGCGCTTTAGTGTAGTAAAGTCTTGAATTAGTGAAATACTTTAGCGTTTTAGTGTGATAAAGTATTTGATTAGTGAAACACTTTAGCGCTTTACTGTAGTAAAGTACTTGATTGTGTAAACTGTTGGATATGATATATAATTGAGTAAAACAACGTTTTGCGCAGATTAGTTTTGTTGTTAATTATTGGGGGAATATATTATTGTGTAAAGCATTTGGGCTATATACCAGATCGGAAGAGCGTCGTGTAGGGAAAGAGTGTAGATCTCGGTGGTC